TGGCTGTTTATTATTTGCGTTCTAATGTCATCTAAAATTTGTGTTATTCTTTTCATGTCCTGGGTCTTTCTCTCCTCTCACAGCTTAATTCCCAAATACCCATATTTTCTTTGCGGGCTAAAACTTCCCATTGCTTGGCCTGAGCATCTTCTATAAAATCATGGTTCTGTGGTTCGTTTAATCCAGCTTGGTCTAGGTCTTCTTTTTTTACCCAAATTTCAGCTTGTTCAGCAGTGGCAAGTTCTGCATCTGCATCTAATTCACGTTCAAAAATAACAGCAGTGAGAGATGTTGGAACACCGTCCCGAATATAAGAAACTGTTTGAGCTAATTCATTAGTATTAAAAAAAACAGCTATGTCTTGTTGTATTACATTTTGCAAACTCATTGCCGTATCATAAAAAATAATATCAAGTTAATTAAACCTCCGCCTGCTGTGCCTAAAAGAGCCGCTACAGCATAAACAATAGCTAGTCTTATCTCTACTTTCCGCAGACGTTTTTCTATATCGCCAATTTCATTTCTATTTTCTATAAAACGTACACTAGTATTTTCTAACTGCCCTTCTATCCGGCTAATTTTCACTATTAATTGCTCCTGGCCGTTCTTTAAATAACGAATATCCTCAGCTAATTGCTTGAGATAATCTTCAGAAAGATCCGGGGGCATAAACAACCTCTCTTGCCTCTTTGCCGAAGAACAGGCAGGCCTGCCGAACCCGCCTGCCTGTCGGCAGACAGGCCTGCCTGTCAGGTTATGCCAGCATAACTTCTATTTCTGTAGTAGCCCCAGCAGCTACTGTGCCCATTGCATAGCCAAAAAGAATGCCATTTGTAGCGTCTTTGTTAATCTCGTCTCCATCTTTATATAGCTTATCCCAACGGGCAACGGCGCTATTGCCAGCGTCATCCTTTCCTGTAACATTCAATTTTACGACCACAGCATCACGGACAATTACTGTTGCCCCGCCATCATCATCTCTATCAGTCAAAGCAATTGCTGGAATTTCTGCTTTATCTTCTCCTAATATAATAGGGTCTCCACTGTTCACACCTTCTGCAACAGAAGGTTCATAAAAAGTTGTGCCTTGTCCAAAGCTTATATTTTTTGCCATTTTTTTATGCCTCCTTTTTCAATTTGTAAGGTTTTAAGCACCTGGATTCTTATATAAAGCTTTCCAGCTTATGGCTTTTGCGCCTGCTTCAATCCTTACCTTAAATTCTACGCCATCAACTGCCCAGCCTTTCTCTTGTTCAAGGGTAGGGACCTGTTTCCCATCCAGGAAGAAAATAGTTACAGTCTTCCCTTTTGGTCCAGCTACATACCACGCAGTCCCAGCATCATCTAAGCGCCCATCACTAATAACCTTTAAGTTGTATTTACGAAGAATATTAGGTTTGGCCGATACTTTCCCACCAGAAGTTTTGAAATCTATATATTGCATGCCAAGCAATTCTTCTACATCTATCCCATCTTCAATACGGACAATTATAAATTGTGGTCTAATGTGAAGTCTGCGTTTACCGCCAATGTCTTTTTGTTTAAGCATAGCTTTTATGGCTGCTTTAATGGTATCTGTGCTCGGGGCTGCCCCGGCGCCGGCTAAGTTACCATGATTAGAATGAAAAAGTGCCACACCATCGCCCATAGTTGGGTTTTCAGTCAAAACTTTATACGCTAAGTCGGCTATTTTTCGCCTGGCTGCTGCACCCATTTCTTTTGGGATTCCAGTTAAGGCATTTAAATCATCATTTATGATTGTTTGTCTTGTGATAGAGAAAAGCTTGCCATAGGTAGCAATTGAATACTTCTCTTGCTGTTCGCCAACCGTGCCATATTTGTATTCTGCCCCATCTGGAATTTTATCCAGGTCATCAAATTCACCTGGGCGAACCAGTTTATTTTCTTTAAAATCGCTAACAGACCCTACAGCGCACCATTCACGCCAAGTTTCTGGTTCTTCTTCAAAGCCCTGCATTAAGGCCTTGTTGGCTACATTTTGAAGGATGAGAGGAAAATCAGAGGAAGTGTGTGTAAAAGCACGTGCTATCATGTCCATTTTGCTTAAGCCTCTACATGGAATATTTGACCTGATAAGACACTCTCTAGCTATTTCTACCAGAGGACGGTTAGCAAAATCCTCAGCCCCGCTATCTTTAACCTCTTCAGCAGAGACAAAACCAACTCTTAAAAGCAATCCATCCTGAACGGCCCTATTAAATTTATCCTTTTCATCCTTGCCTGTTACAGGTTCACCAGTTTCCATCCTTCCAACTGGAGTATTTCTTTCAGCCAGTTTTTGAAGAATTAAATCTTTTGCCCTTTCCACGGTGTATTTTTGCTCAATCATCTCATCCATCAACTTGTCATCAATATTATGCATTTTGCAAAGAGACCTAATCTCCATTACTCGCTTGCGTTCTGCCTCTTCTCCTTTTTTCCTTGCTTCCTCTATCTCTTTTTGTATTTCTTCAGGATTTTTAATTTCTTCTTTTCTTTTTTCTTCTCCCATTGTTTTATCCTCCTTTTTATTTTCTTGTCCGACTGTTCGACCCACACCTACCGAGGCATCGGCAGGCACAGGAGTTAAAGAAAACTCAAAGACACTCCATCTTTGCGCTATGTATGCAGGCCCCTTAAATCCATTCCATTGCTCTTTTTCTTGCAGTTTGAGCCATTTATGAACTTGATATCCAACTGAAACGCCCCGTAATGTCTGATCTTTAATTTCTTGATATGCTTCCAGGGCCTTTTGTGTAGTGCCAAACTGAATTATGGCACGGCCTTTTTTGTCCTCTTCATCAAGCCAAATTTTTAAAGGTTTGGCCACTCTTTGATTTGGGTCATGATTTATCAAAATGCTGCCAACTTCTTTTATCGGTTTAAAATTAATAGCGTCTTTTGTATGAAGTAAGATTTCTTTTCCATACCAGCGTTTTACTGGCTCTTCTGAGCTAAAGCTCACTTCTACAATGCGGTTTTCATCATCCAGGATGCCACGCATTTCACAAGGAAAAGTGCGCCGCATTCTGGCGTCAGTAGGAGGGAGGTCTCTTTCATCTTCACTAGTAGGAAGATATGAGTCAGCCTCAAAAGTATCTAGTTGTTTTTCAACATTTTTTTTAAGAGCTGGAGGTTCTTTCCCAAATTTTTCATAATATTTCACGATATGCTTATATACATCTTCTCTATCTTTATCTGGTATGTTTACTCCTTTCCTAGCCCCATTTAATACCTGCATAGCTAATCTAACGCCATGCCAAACAGCTTGTAATTCATCATTAATTACATCAGCAAATTTTAATTTATAACCTTGAAATTCTTGCTCATGTTCTGAATCATACCAAAAAAATGCCTTTCTAAATTTTTTCCAATCGATTTTATCTTTATCACCAGACCCATCGCTACTTGCCCACTTCCGCACATTTTTTTCAGCTTCATCATGATGATATGGACGCTCTAAATCCTCACATATAGATAAATTAACAAATGGTGTTACCGGCATATTATTCCCTCCCGCCTGCCTGTTTGCTCAACAGATAAGCCTACCTGCCTGTTCGGCAGATAGGTCTGTCCAATAGGCAAGCTATTTTTAGCCTTTTTTTCTTCTTGAGCCTTTGCCCAATTTTTGACCCATTGTTTGGCCTGGCTCACTGTCCATTTATCTTTATCAAAAATAAAAGAAATAATTTTTTTACAATCTATACAGTAACGGGCTTGTATTCCCTTTTTTTCACTGATTGTGATAGTGCGAATTTCATGACCTTTATGTTTTCCCTCTTCTCCAGGAACCGGCACATGAATTTTATTTTCTGTTACTTCAACTCGAGTTTGAATATCCTGAAATTTTACTTGCATTTGTGATATATCAGTGAGACCTAAATCATTTAAATATTGTTTTTCTTTTGCTCTTTGATTGGCTATTTCTTGCCAATCTTTACCTTTAGCAGCACATTCATCCGCCAGGCTAGTTAAACCAAGTTGCAGTTCTAACTTCTTTGCCTGAGCTTCTTTCAATGGGTCAACCCAATCAAAACCTTTGAAAATCCAGCGGTGTTTCAGCCAATTTTCAGGAGCCTTAATAAATCCCTGAACCTGCAAATAGCCGCTCACGATGCCATATTTCACAAAGTCTTCCCAGATAGGTTGGAGAAAATATCTTTCAAGTGCTTTCCGGAATGGAAGCATATAATCCCGCAGTTCTAATTCACTATGTCGAGTAGAAGAGTAATTTACATCTGATTTGTCACCACTTATTTGTTCATATGAAAGATTTACGCCTCGGCCCATGCCCCGCAAAATAATTTTTACAAAATCTGGGAAAGTGCTGCCTGGACGTTTAGGATTGATAACTTCTATTTCTTCTCCTGGGCCAAGATGTTCTACCATTCCAGGAGCTATCTCTATTTCTCTTTCTTTTGTTTCTGTATTTTGAGTGCTAGTTTGCATGCGTCCCCATATATCAGATGTCTTTATAATTATTCCAAAACAGGCAGCTACTTTGGCAGACATTAGTTCTGCTTCTAAAAGTTCTGAAAGGTGATAAGCGAGAGGAATAACAGGAGCTAAAAGTGGAATGCCCATCAATTGTCCAGGACGGCGAAAAGGAGAAAAATGAATAATATCTTCAGCAGGAATGCGAATAGATTGTTGTTTTAAAATGAATGGATTAGAAATATCTACTTTCCAGAAGTGATAAGCAACTATTTTACCTGTTTGATCTATCTCAAAACCATTCCAGTTCCAATTATCCTTTTTAGGCGTGCCCATACCACATAAACGGCTATATTCCAATGCTTCAAGACAAAAAGGGAAATCCCTGGATTTATCTATAACTTTGTGGAAAAAAATGCCTCCATCTAAAAATAATTTTAAAATTGCCAGCCGTTCCAGGTCTCCAAAATGAAATTGGTCGTAATAATCGGCTACTCGTGCCCACTGTTTAAATACATTCTCAGCCTTAGAATTAAATTGTTCGTTATCTGTGAGAGCCTGCGGTGTGCTGCCTCCACCAATCATGCGGTTAACAATCAGGTCGATACTGCCACGAACAAAAGATTCGTTCCAATACAGATAATTAGCTCTAGCTCTGACTGTTTGCAGGTCTGAGAAATTATCATTTGGACCTTCTGCGCTGGTAGTCCAATATGAAGACATGCGGTCTTTAGAAGCAGCTTTTAAATGCCTGCGAACTACTTTTTGAAGATATTCCCG